GTGGGACCTGTGACTGTATTAGCCATAATTTACCCCCTATTCGTAGATTAGTCTGCTAATTGCTTCGTGATGTACATCTAAGGCTTTCGCTGATGCTGCACCCCCCTCAATTCCAATATATGGAATAAGGTTGATGTCATTAGTCAAAGCTGCCGTTGGCGTCGTTCCAGTTGTAACCGCTGTACCACCGGTGCTACCAGAAGTAGTCGTTACATTATACTGAACACCATTAACAAATATAGATGCCTTCCTATTGGAATCAATCGTTATCTTGAACCTGTATATTGTGTTAGCTGCAACTGTGATTGGCAGCGCACTAATATAATCAGTGCCCGCTATACTATACACAAAATGCCACAGAGTATAATCAGTGAATGCTTCAGAGTTTGTTGCATCAGTCTGGAATTTAAAATACGCTTGATTAGCATCAGTAGCGATTAATTGATCGTTGGTTAGTTTTAACCCCGCCCAAATCTTCTGATCAGCAATTGCATTTGTAGATACTGCACATTCCCATTCTACCTGATTTTCCGTTCCCCATCCTACACCTGTCCAAGATGTTTGGTTAGTGTCCAAATGAGGTAGAATAATGGATTGATCTTGATCTGCTCCAGCAGTTGTAATTGTAAGACCTGCTCTATCAGAATCAAAGGTTACTAAAGCAGTGGTCATATTAGTTCCCAATACTTCAAAATCCAGATTATACGCAACAGCAATTGCTGCATTAAGTGCTGGTTTTTGGTTCCAAGATTCGTTTAAATAATAACGCCTTGTATCTCGTGTAGAAATAGAAGTACTTGAATTATCAGAAACTACTCCTGTCGTAGCGTTTTTACTTATTATTCTGAAACCATTTTCAGACCTGACTGGTCCATTAAAAGTTGTATTTGCCATAATTTTTTCTCCCGAAAAAAGCCTATCGTCTTTGGCTTAGTCTGCTAGGTCAGTCGATAGGTAAAGTTATCCTAGAAAGTTGATGCGGGTTGAGTGAGAAACCCCCGCATCACAGGTTCCATATTTCGCTTGCGTTTAAGCCCTATGCTCCTGGGGAACCAAAGATACCACGCCAATCAGACCAGCCGAAGCTGTATCGTTCTCGCGCTTTGTATCGTACATTTCCAGTTTCAAAATCGCCTTCCATGTTAGTGGAAACAGCGGTTCTGACGAAATGTTTCATTCCATTAGGAACATCAGTTTTAAGGAACCACGCGTCCGTGTCTGTCAAATAATGATTAACAGCATAACCATCAGGAATCATTGACATGTTCCTAATAGCGTTGATGTCATTATCTGCTGTACCTACACGTCCAGGTGTATTCAGTAACCGATCTGCAATGAACTGTAATGCTGGTGGCACAATTAATCGTTGTGCTTGAGCATTAACTTTCAGACCTCTTTCATCTTTAAAACCAGCAAGATCAATCAATGCTTGTTCCATAGATGTTTCATTAAGGTCTGCTGCCGTGGTTAGTTCGTTCTTCAGGTCTCCAGCAGTTAACGTACCATGATCGGTGGCAAAGAGTTCTTTACCATCTCCTCCTGGATATGTACTACTAAAACCATTATTCAACACATTCGCAGCTTTAATCTGCTTAGTTTGTTGCATCGAACGAGCAAGTGCACGGGTGTACCTTGCAGACAGGGTATCATAGAGATTATCTTCCATCGCCTCTTCAGTCAAAGAGAACGCTAAAGCTACAGTACTATGTACATAACGAGCTGTCCAAGTTTCTTGGGCAGTGTCATATTTAACTGCAGCGCCTTCTCCTTTAACTGCTGCTTCTCCAAAACCAGAGAGCATTACTTCTTCCTCATAAGCACGATCAGAACTTTCGGTATCGAAAATCATCGTGTGCTCATTGGCGTAACGTGCATACTCTAGTCCGAATAAAGCATTCAGTCCTGGAACAAGTTCTTTAACGAGCTGCGCTCTATTAATTGCCATTACTTATCTCCTTATTCAAATGGATTAGCGGGGAAACGGAAAAAGGCTCTAGCATTCGCACCTATTGAATTGCTTGGTGTGTCGACAAAGCCAACACATCGAGCAACGCCAGAAGAAGTAGTAGCAGTAACGCCTTCAGCTGAACGACCAGTAGATGTACTACCTGCCGTTGTTGAAAGAGTATACGTGTTGCCAATAAAACTCACCGCTGGTGTACCAGCAGTAAATTGAGCCTCATAAACGATGTCAGGATCGTTATATATGTAGGCTTGAGCATCTATACTTCCTAGAGTTGCCACATCAGCAGTCCAATATCTTGCGAATACAGGAGAACCATCCGTCTTCTCATAATAAACGCCAGCAAATACTCCAATAGGAGCACCAGTAGCCGTGCCTTGAATAAGGTATCCGCCAGAAAGATTACAAACATCGCCACTATAAATAGCGGTGTCGTAAGCACTTTGGATCCTCATTTGAGCAGGTCTAATGGTTCCACCAGTTAAATGATAAGCTGGTGTAAACCCATTCGGGTCATTAACATTTGCCATAATTTATTTACCCATATTATTAAAGGTTAATCTTCAGAAAGATCCCGTTTTGTACCAAACTCCGTTTTCGTCTGACGATTCGGTTGTTCGATAGGCATAATGGGATTACTTTCCCTCATTAATTCAGAATCAACAGCCTGCATGGACTCATCTGTCATTTTTTTAAAATAAGCAGTTCGTTCATCGACTATTGTTTCGTCTATTTTTGCTAAGATTAAGCCACCAACGCCAATAACACCTGCGTGTTTTCCATCCTCAATTGTGGGTCCTTGAAACTCAGGATGAGTTTCAGCCCTCACTGGCTCGAATCCTTCACGAATACGCTTAGACATATTCGTTTTGTCTTCTTGCCCAAGGATGCTTTCACGAATCCAGCGATATTTATATCCTGGAGGTGGTTTAGGTGCGTCTAAACTAGACGGTGGTTGCCAAGGTTTTCTGCGAGTTTTTTCTACTCGTACTTCAGCAGAACGGGAGTTACGGTCTGTCATATTATACTCCTTATTATACGTACTTTGCGTACTCTTCAGGTGGCACACCAAGTTTCTTAGCAATTGCTAATTGACTTGATGAGAGTTTTACTGTTCTGGTTCTTCTAGTAGTTAGATTTGCGCCAACACTAGTCCGCCCAACAGCTTGAACTGGAGAAGCTTTTGAAGCTCCTCCTATTTTCTTTTTCTTTTTAAATTTTTGTGGAAAGGCTTTATTTATTCTTTTATTTAAAGTTTTATAGTAATCTGCTACGCTAGGATCGATTCCTTCTTCTTGCATTTGTTTATCGATTGCAAATGCTGCAGCAGTCATAACTGGATCTTGCCCAAACCACTTATTTCGAGGTTGTTGTGCCCAAGCCGTAGCTCTTGGATCAATAGGAGGAGGCTGTTGTCCACCATTAAGGTCCATTACTTCTCTTTGTTTTTGAGTACGAGACAATGTTTCTTGTTCAACAGCTAATTTTGCAATATTCTGTTGCGAAGTTAATTGTGCCTCTACATCAGCTTCTTCTACAGCTTTACGATATTGATCTTTCGCTATTTCAAGTTCACTGCCGACTCTACTATTATATTCTCTGAAAAGAGCATCATCAGTTTGAAAACTTTTTTGTTCAAACTGTTCAACCCTAGTTTTTAAAGTATGAGCAACTCGGAGAGCTTCATCTCTTTGACGTTCTGCTTCTCGCTGATTATAAGTGAGTTTATCGATTCGTTTTTGAACCTTGTCACTATACGCTTCAACTTCTTGTTTATGTTCGTCAGAAACTACTAAAGTCTCAGGTTCTTTTGCTTCTTCTGTTATTATTTGTACTTCTTGCCCTTCAGGGCTATCTTCTTGTTGCATGGTTTCCTCCATGGATTATTTGATTTTAGCGTAAAGTTTTGCAATAGTAAAGTTTTTCATACTCCAATAATGTCCTCAGGGTCGTTTATTAATGCTAAAATTTCATCGTCGTTTAAAAGGCGCAAGTCTCCACCCTCAATTTGAATACGAGCACCTGCGTAGCGTCCGAAAATGACCCAATCCCCTTTTTGACACCATGGTCCTTCAGGAAATTTAACTGGATCTTTATATGCATCTGGTCCAAGAGCTACAATATAGCCCACAACTGTAGTCAAACGCTCCCGTTCTACAGTTTGTCGTGCCAGATAGATTCCACCTTTTGTCTTTTCTGCAAGAGTAAAAGGTAAAATAAGTAACCGATAACCTGTAGGACGAGGCAATTTTTTAGCTAATTTGCCTTTTTTAAGGTCATCTGGGGTAAATTTAACGGTTTTTGGCTTTTTAGGCTCTTCAGAGCCAAAATTTGCGATAAAAGGGGGAATTTCCTTACTTTCAGCTTCAATCTTCATCTGATGTCTCCATTCGCTTATGCAACCCAATTATTTCGTTTTCAATGAAGTTTAATCCCAATATTTCACCAACTATTCGTTGATATTGCTCAAAATTACGAACTCCACCAACTGAAAGCGTATCCTTCAGTTCTTTTTGTCGTTTGCGGGACTGTTTTAACAAAAATTCAGTCGCCGTTAGCCAATCCATAAGTTATTCTTTAACCCATTGAATAAAACTAAGCCCTTTAGTGGCTGCCCCGCCACCTTTAGCCTTTCCTTTCACCGCTTTTACTTCCCCACCACCTTCAGTGTTTAACTTAACTGGGTTCTTTTGTGGTCCAGGATAAAGTTTAGACTTTTTAGCCATTTTTTCCTCCTATTCGGTTCTAGTTTGTATGTCTGCATCCCGAACATTCTTTAAAATGTCGGCATAAGTGCGCTCAGCCTCAGCTGTTGCTCCCTGAGCATTCTTTTCTCGTTCTGCAGCAATCTTAAGCTCAGCAATTGCCTCTTGAGACTCAATTTTTTCTTGTTCTACTTTTCTCTTTTGCTCTGATGCTACTGCTCTTTGGCGAATTTCAGCTTTTTGCAGTTCGATAATTGGATCCATCTTAGCTCTTTCTTCAGCTTCAGCAACAGCTTTTGCCCTTCCTGTGACTTCTGCAGTAGCTTTAGTGGCTTTTTGAGCAATCTCATTTATAATTTGTTGACTCTGTTCTGGAGGCATCTGTTGTAACTGGTCTAATGGTGGTAGTGGTTGTCCCATTGCCTCTTCAATCTGAAGTTTATACAACATAGACTGATGTTCTTGAATATTAGAGCTAATCATCTGAACAACCATCTCATTTTTCTGTGCCATAGGGTTTTGTACAAAAGCAGAATGAGCTTCAATATAGGCTTCATGATCTTGCCATTCAAATGCTTTAATTGGTTGCCCTGTCAACGATGCCTGCTGTTCACTGATTGGATCTCTAGGAGGTACTTGTGGTTGTTGTTTAAACAAAGTCTCTGGGTTTTTAATCTCTAAAGCCTCATACATTCGGCGATAAGCCTCTTGTAAATTATGTATTTCAGGTGCAGCTTGTGCCATTTGTAACTGTTGCTGTGCTATCATCACCCGTTGTGCCATGGAAAATATATTTGGATCACTGACCGGTAGTACATCAACACGATCATCAAAATCTTGAGCCATAATTATTTGTTGCCCTTGATC